TACTTGATTACACCCCTGCTCTTAACGCCAACCTCACCGTTGACGACACCGGTAACACCTTCGCTGGTGTTCTCCAAGGTAAGTATCGTGTATATATCGATCCTTATTCTGCTAACCTTACCTCAGGTAATCAGAGCCCAGGTAACCAGTACTACGTCGTAGGATACAAGGGATCTTCCCCTTATGACGCTGGACTGTTCTATTGCCCATATGTTCCCCTTCAAATGGTTCGTGCCGTTGGAGAGGACACCTTCCAGCCTAAAATCGGATTCAAGACTCGTTACGGCATGGTTGCGAATCCCTTCGCTGAAGGCACCCAGGCACAACTCGGCGCTCTTAACATCAACGCCAACCGTTACTACAGACGTGTTGCAGTTAAGAACCTCATGTGATATAATTTCCTTACGTGTGAAGGAAGTGCAAGGGAGTCTTCGGACTCCCTTTTTTTATCTAAATAATTAGAAAACGATGTCTTACGGCAATCCATTTGAGAATCAGATAAGTAATAGAAATTTTTTATCACCCACTGGTTTTAAGTTTACTCTTAGAAGAGCACCTAAAGTTGCTTTCTTTGGAAACTCAGCTAACTTACCGGCAATCTCTATGGGGACTGCTATTCAATCAACTTATCTAAAGGATATTGATCGTCCTGGTGATAAGGTTGATTTTGGTGATTTTAATCTTCGTTTTTTAGTTGATGAAAATTTAGAAAACTACTTAGAAATTTTCAATTGGATAAGAGGACTTGGGTATCCAGAAAGTTTAAAAGAAATATATGACTTTCAAGGAGGAGTTGAAAACTTTCTCCAACCTCCTAATTCGGATTTAAATTTATTCTCTGACGCAACTCTACAAATTTTAACTAGTCACGAGAATCCTAATTTTAAAGTGGTATTTCAAGATATGTTCCCTACTGAATTATCTACATTAAACTTTGATGCTACGAATGAGGATATTCAATACTTTACAGCAGATGTCACTTTCAAGTATACTATCTACAATATAACTGATATGTCCGGCAAAAAATTATGAGTCTTGATCTTGAAACTATTCAAGAGATGTGGAAAAAGGATTCTGATATCGATAGGGATAACTTACATGAAGAGTCTTTAAAAATCCCATCTCTACATGCAAAATACTTTGAATTATATAATACTATATTTCTTCTTAGAAAGAAAGCAGAACAACAAAGAAAAAATATAAGACATGAAAGATATGAATATTATTCTGGAAAAGCAGATCCAGATACATATATTCATGATCCTTTTCCCAAAAAAGTTAGAGATAAGGACACTATGCAAAAATATCTAGATGCGGATGAGAAACTTTCAGGAGTTTCTTTAAAAATAGATTATTATGACACAATGCTTGTTTATATTGAGAGTATATTAAAACAAGTGAGTAATAGAACATATCATATCAAAAACGCGATTGAATTTATGAGGTTTAATTCAGGACTAGGATAATGGAGGAGGAGTTCGAACCAAGTCAAGAATTTGATTACACAGTTAATCTAACAATAGACGACATTTATTTGTTGCACCACTGTGTTCTAAAAAGGATTGAAAATTGGGAAGGATCTCCAGCAAGACATCCGATGGAACAACAACATTTATGGATGTTGAGAGACTCTTTGTATAGAATGATATTAGAATATAAATTTGAAAATATGTGATAAATATTCATAGATGATTGATCATCGTGAATACAACAGATCTTGTTATTTCCAAATCAAACGAAGTATTTTTAAAAATTAACACTGAACCTCATATCGAATATGAGCTAAGAGATCATTTTAAATTTGAAGTTCCAAACGCCAAATTTATGCCACAATATCGTGGTAAAAATTGGAATGGAGAGATTCATTTATATGATATGCGTTCGAAGCAAATCTATGTCGGACTACTAGACAAGATTATTCAATTTTGTGAAAACTACAGATATAGTTACTCTTTTGAAAATAATAAATTCTACGGACAACCCTTTGAAGTAAATGATGAAATATCATTAGAGGGTGTCAAAGGATTTATGAATTCTATTTGTGCTCATACTCCACGTCAATATCAAATTGAGGGAGTATACGATGCTTTAAAGCACAATAGAAAGCTATTGATAAGCCCCACTGCGAGCGGCAAATCTCTGATGATTTATTCAATAGTAAGATATTATTTTGACAAAGGACAAAAAATTCTTCTAGTTGTTCCAACGACATCTCTTGTAGAACAGATGTACAAGGATTTTGATGACTATGGTTGGGATGCTGAGTCATATTGTCACAAAATTTATAGTGGTAGGGAAAAGAACAGTGATGCTCCCGTCACTATTACCACATGGCAATCTATCTATAAGTTAGAAAGAAGTTGGTTTGAAGAATATGAAGTTGTGATCGGAGATGAAGCACATTTATTCAAGTCTAAGTCATTAATCAACATCATGACTAAACTTCATCATGCAAAGTATAGATTTGGATTCACTGGTACTTTAGACGGCACTCAGACGCATAAGTGGGTGTTAGAGGGAGTTTTTGGACCTTCATATAAAGTGACAAGAACTGACGAATTGATGAGACAAGGACACCTTTCTCAGTTGGATATTCAGTGTCTTGTTCTCAAGCATAAACCAAAATTGTTTGAAACTTATAATGATGAAATTGAATACCTTATTTCTCATGAGCAAAGAAATAAATTTATTACTAATTTATCACTTGATCTCAAAGGGAATACACTTATCCTTTTTGCAAGAGTTGAGGCTCATGGAGAGATACTCTACAATCAGATAAATAATAACAAGGGTGACAACCGAAAGGTATTTTTTGTACACGGTGGTATTGGTGCTGAAGAACGAGAATTAGTAAGAGAGATTACCGAACGAGAAAACAACGCTATTATCGTTGCATCTTATGGAACTTTTTCTACAGGTATCAATATTAAAAATCTCCATAATGTTATCTTTGCCTCTCCAAGTAAGTCCAGAATCCGCAATCTTCAAAGTATTGGACGAGTTCTTAGAAAAGGAAAAGGAAAATTAAAAGCAACTCTGTATGATATTGCAGATGACTGCTCTACAAAAACAAAAAAGAATTATACATTAAACCATCTTATAGAAAGAATAAAAATCTATAACGAAGAAAATTTTAATTATGATATCATAACCATTCATCTAAAAAGAACATGATAGAAGATGATTTTTACGCAACAATAAAATTAAAATCAGGTGAAGAAATATTTTGTAAAGTGGCTGCAGAGGAAGAAGAAGAAAGAACTATTCTAGTAGTGTCTAATCCTATTGTTATTAAAGAAATAAAAGGAAGAATTGGAATGATTGGATATAAGGTAGAACCTTGGTTAAGAACTAGTAGTGATGATATGTTCTTTTTAAATTTAAATGATGTATTAACAATGTCTGAGTCAACAGATATTGAGATGATTATGATGCATCAACAATATGTAAGGAAAGCAGATAACGATCCTAATTCTGGATCTAGTAATCATAAACTTGATAAAAAGATGGGATATCTTTCTAGTGTAAATGATGCAAGAGAAATACTAGAGAAGTTATATAATAGTTCTTCTAGTAAAGATATTAAGTAGTTAAGCTATAGCTGTCTCTTCAAACCCAACAAAGTTATTCTACACAACTTTTAGATACTTGTCAAGTATATGTTTTAGTGGTATACTTTATACATAATGATGAGATATAGTTATGATACAACCAGGCATGACTAAAAGAAAAAGATCAGAACATTATGTTAATAATAAAGAGTTTCTTGCTGCTCTGATTGAATATAGAACATTATCCGAAGTTTCATATAGAAAGAAATTTGGAAAGATTCTTTCAGAGCAAGACAAGTCAGAAAGAGCAAGAAGGTGGGATACTAAACCAACTATTCCAAGGTATATTGGAGAGTGTTTTCTTAAAATTGCAACTCACTTATCATTCAAACCAAATTTTGTGAACTACATGTTCAAGGATGATATGGTTTCTGATGGTATTGAAAATTGTGTGCAGTATATTCATAATTTCAATCCTGAGAAGTCTCAGAATCCATTTGCATATTTTACACAAATTATTCATTACGCTTTTTTGAGACGGATTCAAAGAGAGAAGCGTCAGTTAGAAATTAAAAACAAGATTCTAGAGAAGTCTGGATACAGCGAGGTGTTTGACGATAACAATACCCTTGACGGAGACAACTATTCCAACTATAATTCCATCAAGGATGCTGTCCACTCAAAACTTCGGTATTAATGAAAATTGCTATCATTACTGATCAGCATTTTGGTGCTCGTAAAAACTCTAAACTCTTTCACAACTATTTTCTTAAATTCTACAATGATATTTTCTTCCCCTATCTAGAGGATAATGGTATCACTACAATTGTAGATATGGGTGATACATTTGATAATCGCACTGGTATTAACTTTGGTGCCTTAGCATGGGCGAAAGATAATTACTACGATAGACTTGAACAAATGGGAATTACCGTTCATACTATCGTTGGTAATCATACTGCATTTTATAAAAATACAAACGAAGTAAATGCTGTAGATCTCCTTTTACGTGAATATAACAACGTTCGCATTTATTCTTCTCCTGAAGAAGCAATGTTAGGTGATTTAAAAATTCTTTTTATTCCATGGATCAATGAAGATAATAGTAAGAGCACTTTCACTGCTATTGAAAATACAAGTTGCAAGTGCGCGATGGGGCACCTTGAACTACGCGGATTTAGAGCTCATCGCGGCTGCGTCATGGAGCATGGTTTTGAAAGCAAATTATTTAAGAAGTTCACCAAGGTCTTCTCGGGACACTACCACACTAGATCGGATGATCAGAAAATCTTCTACCTAGGTAATCCGTATGAGATGTTTTGGAATGATGTGAATGATACTAGAGGTTTTACAATATTTGATACTGAAACTCTAGAGCATACTCATATTGATAATCCATATAGAATGTTCTATAATATCTTCTATGAAGATAATGACTATCAAACATTTGATGCAAGAGAATATGAGAATAAGATTGTAAAAATTATCGTTAGAAAAAAATCAAACACTAAAAAGTTTGAAAAGTTTATTGATAAATTGTACTCTGTCGGTGTTGCTGATCTCAAAACTGTAGAAAATTTTGAGGTGGGAGATCCTGAAGAGTTTGAAGTATTTGAGTCAGAAGACACTCTGTCTATTTTAGATAGATATATTCAAGAAGCGGAAATAAATCTTGATAAGTCCATTCTTCAAGACATTATGAGAAAAACTTACCAGGAGGCATGTGAGTTAATTTAATGTTTATTCTAACTGTAGAGGGGAAGGAAGATCATGGAGCTTACTCTGTTGTAGATGAGTCTGGAGAAAAAATTCTCTACTTATTTGAGGAAGAAGATGATGCTTCTCGTTATGCCATGCAGTTAGAAGATGAACATGGATATCCAGATATGAATATTGTTGAAGTAGAAGATGATATAATGCTTAAAACATGCCACATTCATGAGTGTGAGTATGCTATAATATCTAAGAACGACATCGTAGTTCCGCCAGAAACCGAAACATATGATTTTATTTGAGAAGATTCGTTGGAAGAATTTTCTTTCAACGGGTAATCACTTTACTGAAGTTAAACTAAACGAAAACGGTAATACGATGATTATCGGCACTAATGGTGCTGGTAAATCAACAATTCTTGATGCTCTTACCTTTTCTCTTTTTGGCAAAGCATTTCGTAAGATTAATAAACCCTTACTACCAAATACGGTTAATGAGAAAGATTGCGTTGTAGAAGTTGAGTTTTCTATAGGAAACATTCTATGGAAAGTGGTAAGAGGTATTAAACCCGCCATTTTTCAAATTTATCGTAATGGTGAACAATTAAATCAAGACGCTGCAGCAAACGATCAGCAGAAGTGGTTTGAGAAAAATGTTCTAAAAATGAACTACAAATCGTTTACGCAGATTGTAATTCTTGGTAGTAGCACCTTTGTGCCCTTTATGCAACTCTCTGCAATTAATCGCCGTGAAGTTATTGAAGATTTGCTTGATATCAAGATATTTTCTTCCATGAATTCTGTGATTAAAGGTAAGATTAGTGTTCTAAAAGACGAAATTAAGACTTTGAATTTAAAAAAAGAGTCTTTGAGTGACAAAGTGGCGATGCAAAGTCGTTTTATTGAACAATTGGAGTCTCAGGGTAAGGAAAATATCTCTAAAAATAAGGAAAAGGTAACTGAACAAAACAAATTGATTGATCTTTACCTTAAAGAAGTAGGTTTGACAGAAGAAAAGGTGTTTGGATACCTTAAAGAACAGGAATATGTCACTGGTGCAACAGAAAAACTGCGTAAATTGAGTGGGTTGAAGGGTAAAATCACTCAAAAAGCAGCAATGCTTACAAAAGAGCATAAGTTCTTCACAGAGAATACGGTTTGTCCTACATGTACACAATCAATCGAAGAGGACTTCAGAATAAATAAGATTGACGACGCTCAAAATGTAGCAAAAGAGTTGCAATCTGGTTTGAAAGATCTGGATGAGGCAATTAATGAGGAACAGGAGCGAGAGCGTCAATTTACAACCCTTTCAAAGGAGATTTCTAAACTACAGAATGGCATTTCTCAAAACAATGTTAGGATTACTGGATGTCAGAGACAAATCAGTAATCTGGAATCGGAAGTTCAAGAGCTTACCGAGCAACTTGCAAACCGAAATACTGAACATGAGAAGCTAGAAACCTTCAAAGACAATTTAAAAACTACATTTGACGATTTAGCGTCAAGAAAGGACACAATTAACTACTACGATTTTTCGTATAGTTTGCTTAAGGACGGTGGAGTTAAAACAAAAATCATTAAGAAGTATCTTCCTCTGATTAATCAGCAGGTGAACCGTTATCTACAGATGATGGACTTTTATATTAACTTTACTCTTGATGAAGAATTTAACGAAACCGTTAAGTCCCCAATACATGAGGATTTTTCCTATTCTTCTTTCAGCGAGGGAGAGAAGATGAGAATAGATCTAGCACTTTTGTTCACCTGGAGGGAAGTAGCAAGGATGAAAAACTCAGTAAACACCAATTTGCTGATAATGGATGAAGTATTTGACAGTTCTCTTGACGGATTTGGTACTGATGAATTTTTGAAAATTATTAGATTTGTTATTAAGGATGCAAATATTTTTGTTATCTCTCATAAAGAATCTTTATTTGATAAATTTGAAAATTTGATTAAGTTTGAAAAAGTAAAAGGGTTTAGTAGAATAGTTAGTTAAGAACTATTGCGTGACATCACGAAAAGGTTAAGTATAACAAGAACTTCATTAAGTTAGCATACGCTGACTAAATAATAACAGAATTGGAGAGAACCATGCTCTAAGTCTCCTTCGTTATTATTTTATTGTATTGGAGAGTATCATGCATAACATCATCTCACATAATCAACTAGCCGGTTGGAAACAGAGTGTGAACCACTTACAAACAACTATCTCATCAGTAAACAATCAGAGTGATGCTCTGAACGACTATTACAACTGCCTGATTGAGTGTGATGAACGTCAACACATCTGTAAAAAAATCTGCAAATCAGTACTAGAGTAAACCAAAGCAAAGAAAACGGGACACTAGGAGAACTGTCACTCAGCAACCCTCGCTTCGGCGGGGGTTTAGTATTATAGATGCATCAGCAGGGAAACCTATGACAGTCAAGCATGAAATCAAATCACAACTTGCAAAACTCCTTGCAACAGAAGATCTGGTGGTAGAGCACAGAAGGGTTTCCACTGCTCAGTTTGACGTTCATGATCGTGTTTTGACTCTTCCGATGTGGGACAAAGCAAGTAATATTGTATATGATCTTTTGGTGGGACATGAAGTAGGACACGCACTTTTTACTCCTGATGAGAATTGGTTAGAAAAGAAAAAAATTCCACCTCAGTTTGTGAATGTTGTGGAAGATGCTCGTATCGAAAAGTTGATGAAACGTAAGTATGCTGGACTATTAAAAACTTTCTACCATGGCTATAAGGAATTACAAGAAGAAGACTTTTTCTCTATATCTGACAGCAATATTTCTGATCTCAATCTTGCTGATCGTGCAAATTTATACTTTAAGATTGGTAATTTTATAGATTTTTCTTTCACCGATGAAGAGAAAGAAATTATTCTCATGATTCAAAATTGTGAGACTTTTGATGAAGCATTGGATGCTGCTGAAGTATTATATAAACATTGTAAACAATCTAATAAACCTGAAAATAATAATCTTGATGCTCCTCAATCCCAGCAGGAATCAAAAGAAGAACAAGAAGATCAAAGTGAAGAATCTAAACCCGAAGGGATGATTGAAGATTTCTCTCAAGGGGAAAGTGATGTGAGAAGTGAACCTGAGGTTCAAACTGCTGATTCTCTTTCAGAAAATATAAAGGGGTTAGTAGAAGAATATGGATCTGAAAATGTATATGTTGAGGTTCCTAATGTAAACCTTGATAGCGTCATCGCTTCAAATGTGGTTGTTCATGAATACATTGACTCCAAATTTGATTATCAAGAAAAACTTGGTTCTGATATGGGATGTGATATTTTTGAGAAAGTTGATAGTGAATATTTTCAATTCAAACGCTCTGCACAGAAAGAAGTAAGTTATCTTGTAAAAGAGTTTGAATGTAAGAAAGCAGCAGACTCTTATGCCCGTGCCACCACAGCACGCACTGGTATTCTTGATTGCACTAAACTTCATACTTACAAATATAATGAGGATCTCTTTCGTAAGGTAACCACACTTGCGGACGGCAAAAATCATGGATTAGTGTTTATGCTTGATTGGAGTGGTTCTATGCAACATACTCTCTTAGACACTTGCAAACAGATGTTTAATCTTCTGTGGTTTTGTAAGAAAGTTGGTATTCCTTTTGAAGTATATGCATTTACAAATGAGTGGTTCATTCCTGAGGACGGTAATCCTGCAAATATTGTTCCTCATTACGAAAAGAAAGAAAATCAACTTGTCGTTAATGATGATTTTAATTTGATGAACATTCTTACTAGTAAGACTTCAGTAAGAGAACTAGAGAAGCAGATGCTCAACGTATGGCGTCACGCAGTTTATTTTGACAAACCCTATCAAATGTATTATCAAATTGGTAGGAAGATGTCTCTCTCTGGTACACCTCTTAATGAGGCTCTGGTTTGTCTTCATCAAATTCTTCCTAAGTTTCAGAGAGATAATAAACTACAGAAAGTTCAATGTATTGTTTTGACGGATGGAGAGGCATGTCCTCTTGGATATCACAGGTATATCAAACGTTACTGGGAAAATAATACAGAGTTTTTAGGAATTGGACGTTTTGATCCTTACAAATCTACTCTTCGTGATAGAAAAACCGGTAACACGTATAAGTTTGATGGTGGATATTCTGTTTTTGTTGACGTTATGATAAAAAATCTTAAAGACAATTTTCCAAATGTTAATTTTATTGGCATTCGTTTGCTTGCTCCAAGAGACGCTAATTCATTCTTGAAACTTTATTATGAGGGTATGCCTGAACTGTCTAAACTACAATCTGAATGGAGAAAGGAAAGAAGTTTTGTTATCCGCAACTCTGGATATGACGCATACTTTGGACTTTCTTGTAATGCTCTATCTCAAGACGTTGAGTTTGATGTTGATGAGGGTGCTACTAAGGCAAAGATAAAATCTGCATTTGCCAAAAGTCTCAAGATTAAGAAACTAAATAAAAAAGTTCTGGGAGAATTTATCTCCCTTGTGGCATGAACTGGAAAGAAATAGCACTACAGAGCGAAACTGATCCAAAGATTCGTAAAGTTCTTTTAGAAGGACCTAAAAAACTCACAGATGCATGGTTGCTAGGTGCAATGATGTTTAAGTATGGACGGTATGCTAAGTGAACACTGGGGTGGTTTTGCCTCTCCTTTTTGTGTATAATATGAAAGTAAACAACAAAGGAACATGGGACTATCCAAGCAAACCATTATTAACTGTCTTCATGAATCCTATGGTGAATCAGTAACGTCTGCTGAAATCAAAGCATTTTGTCAGATGAATGATTTTAATTATCAAACCATTACCAACAAACTGACTGATTGTAAAGTCGGACGTGGTAAATGGAATTTAGAAGTAACTAAAGAAACTGTAGAAGAATTGGAAGTGACTTATAATTCTCCTACAGCTTTACCAGCAGTTGAGCAAAATCTTGTCCCTGAGAAAGATGATACCTTCGTCAAGTTTGGTAACTTTGGTGATATTAAAAAAATTATTAAGTCCCGTGTATTTTATCCGACATTTATTACTGGATTGTCGGGAAACGGTAAAACGTTTTCTGTTGAACAAGCATGTTCTCAAATCGAAAGAGAACTCATCCGTGTAAATATTACAATCGAAACAGACGAAGATGATCTCATTGGTGGTTTCCGCCTTATTAATGGCGAAACCGTTTGGCATAACGGACCCGTTATTGAAGCCCTGCAACGGGGTGCTGTGCTGCTCCTTGACGAAATCGATCTTGCCTCAAACAAAATCCTTTGTCTCCAATCTATTCTCGAAGGAAAGGGGGTTTTCCTCAAGAAGATTGGCAAATGGGTTTCACCAGCAGAGGGTTTCCAAATATTTGCCACAGCAAATACCAAAGGTAAAGGTTCAGATGATGGACGATTCATTGGTACTAATGTGCTCAACGAAGCATTCCTTGAAAGGTTCCCTGTAACCTTTGAACAAGAATACCCACCAACTACTATTGAAACTAAAATATTAGAAAAGTTTTGTGCTGATGTTGATTTTTGTAAGCGTCTGACGGACTGGGCTGACATCATTCGTAAAACATTCTATGATGGTGGTATTGAAGAAATTATCAGCACCCGCCGACTTGTCCATATCATGAAGGCATATAGCATTTTTGGCGATAAGGGAAAAGCAATTCAAGTTTGCATCAATCGTTTCGATGATGAAACTAAGCAAGCATTTTTAGAATTGTACGACAAGGTTGATGCTGATTTTGAAATGCCCATTGACGAAACAACTATCTCTTGATATACTAAAGTATGACTTCTTGGAGTTTCCTACACGACGTTATGTCTGAAAATAAATATGATGAAAATATTATTCTAACGAGTAGTATTAGTGAAGCAAGTGAATCTGATTACATTGATTTTTGGGGAGGTGATGATGATTTAATTTCACTTACAATTCCTGATCTTCCAACTCCCAATGGTAGAAGGAAGTACAGTGAAGATGAAATTATCAAAGAATTACAAGAGTACATTGGTAGAACATATCAACAGCATTATTCTGCTGGTGATGATAAGATTCAGACTCTTGATCTTATCGAAGCTTGTGGTGATGGTGAGGCATTCTGTCGCAGCAACATCCTCAAGTATGCGTCACGATATGATAAGAAGGGCACTGCCCGCCGTGACATTATGAAGATTCTGCATTATGCTGTCCTTCTAATGCATTTCAATGACAAAAATGCAAAACGTGAAACTTACCCTCAGTGATGAAAATTCGCAACCCTATGAAACTTTCTGATTCTACTCTTTCTCTTCTTAAAAACTTTTCTTCGATCAACCAATCAATTCTTTTTAAAGAGGGTAGTAAACTTCGCACTATTAGTGTGATGAAGAACATTCTTGCTGAAGCAACTATTAGTGAGGAATTTTCTAAAGATTTTGGTATCTATGATCTCAACCAATTCCTTAATGGTATGAGTCTCCATAAAAAACCTGAACTTGATTTTGCTAATGATGGATATGTTGTGATCAGAGAAGGACGTTCTCGCTCCAAATATTTCTTTGCTGATCCTTCTGTCATTGTTACTCCTCCCGATAAAGAAATTTCTCTCCCTAGTGAAGATGTATGTTTCGAATTATCTACTCTAGTTCTTGAGAAACTTTTGAAAGCAGCTGCTGTTTATCAACTGCCAGATATCTCCGCTGTTGGTGAGAACGGTGTAGTAAAACTTGTTGTTCGTGACAAGAAGAATGATACTTCTAACGCTCATGAAGAAGTTGTTGGAGAAACTAATGCAGTATTTAATTTTAACTTCAAAGTAGAGAACATCAAGATTCTTCCTGGAACTTATGATGTAGTTGTATCTCAAAAACTTCTTGCTCGGTTCAATAGTAAGAATCATGATCTAATCTATTATATTGCTTTAGAACCTGATTCGACTTTTGAATGAATATCTTTGTGACTTCTCCCAGTCCTTGGGAGTCTGCCAGGGTTTTGCCTGACAAACACATTGTCAAGATGCCCTTGGAGACATGTCAGATGCTTGCTATTGTATGCTCTGACAAATGGGG